GAGTTTCCCCTACAGATAGAGTTCCTTTTGTAACGATTGCTAGAGTATTACCTGTTGCATCGTTTGTAGCTGCTAATTGCATTCTTTGTAGTTTCTTAGCATCTGCTGTTGAAACTGCAACACCAGTTGATGTTGTTGTTGTAAGTGCTGCAAGTAATGTTGCAAGATTTGCTCTTGAAGCATCTGCATCTACACCTATAAGAACGTTACCAGCTGTTGTACCGATTGTTGAAACGAAAGTGAACTTAACACCTGCAATAGTAACTGTGTCAGTTGCTGTTGGGTTAGTTGCAAGTCCAAGAGTTGCTTCATGTGTAAGGTTGTTTGAAACGTAAACATCTAGTCCAGCAAATGGTTGACCCATGTAACCGTTTTTAATTGCAGAGTCTGCAACTGTAAAACCGTTATTTTGCATGAATGATGCCATGTCTGTTATTTCGTAAGGTGAAACTACCCAGAACATACCTTTATCCATTGCACCGTTTGATAGTCCAACTTTTTCTATAATTGTGTTTGCGATGTCATCGATAACAGAATTACTTGAAGCGTAAGGATTACCAACTGTTCCAGCGAAATCTCCATCATCAATATTTGTTATGCCTGACATTGAAACTGGAAGATTGAATATGTATTGGTCGATTTTATCTTTAATAACATATGCTTGTCTTTCTGCTCTTTGCATTGCAAGGTCAAATCTTTGTTGAAGTTGTTCGATGTTGTCAATGTGCTCAGCTGATGTTGCTCTTCTTGTAACAGCAAGAGTATCATCTGTAACTTCATAATCTTCTATAGAATATGAAAGTGTAGCTGTACCATCTGAACCTACTGGTGTAGATGCGTATGGATTGTGAATAATTGCGTCTGGTCCTGTATAAACCTCTGACACTTCTTTTGCAACTAGTCTTTTATCTAGTTCTCTTTGAACTCTTGGTAACCAGAATTGTTTCTTTGTACCGTCTTGTATTGTATTAGTCATTTATTTTAAGCACTGTTTTTTGCTCTTCTAACTAATTCAGCTTCATAAGCTTCATATAGTTTAGGGTCTTTCCTATGGCTAGGAACTATACCTTTTTCAATATACCATTTCACATCTTGTGAATTGTTATTTGAACCTCCACCTTTAGAAGTAGTTTTTGTAGCCTTATTAAGCATTCTTGCTTTCTTATCTTTTTCTAAAGCGAACTTTACGTCCGGGTCAGATAAAGCATCAACTGCATTAATCCCTAATATTTTAGCTAGTTTAATTACTTTCTTTTGGTCTTCTGGGTGTAGAATACCACGAGCTTCTAAACGTACTATTGTTAAATCTTCAGAATTGGAATCAGAGTTTTCAGATTTCTCTTTCTTCTCCTTAATACGATTTTTTGTGCGTAAGATATTATATTCTTCTTTGGATATAGTGACTTTGTCACCATTGTTGTCTTCTTCTTTTTCGTCTTCATCTGAATCATCTTCAGAATCGTCGTCTTCAGAAGTGTTAGACTTATCATTAGAATCTAAATCCTCGTCCTCGTTTTCTTCCTCTTCTTCGCTTGTAATATCATCTTTTTCCTCAACTTCAGAGTCGATGTTCTCCTTTTCCTCATTATTTATAGACATAGTATTGTCACTGCGTTATTTAATAATTGGTGTCGCGAGCACCACTCAGATTTAACTCTGGTTTAGGGCCACTGGGTCGAATCAATGGCCTAAAATCAAAACTATATCGGTTCGTCACTGCCTTTCTTCACATCATCTTCACTCTCTAACTTTAAAACATTATCTATATATTCCCACATATTTGTTAACTCTTTAACTTGAATTTGTGTATTTGATAATGAATTAATTATTATTTTCTTTAAAGCAACTCGTTGATTCTCATCTGCCCAAAGTTTTCTTAACATAACCATTTCTTTTAATAATATATCCATAATTATTTAGGTTGATTATTTGTAATTGGTTGTGCTTGCTTTTGTTCCATACCTGGTCTTACACCTGTATTCATTTCTTGTAATTGGTCTGTTGTTATATTGCCAACTTCCATTCCTTCAAAATCTGTTGGTGAAAATCCGGCTGTGTCCATTATTTCATCAAACAATTTCTTTGCTCTTGGATTATCATTAATTTCTGGGTGTTGAACCAATGTATTAAGAATACTCAATATTGATTCTAAATATACAGCTTTTGCTTTTTGTTCATCTGTAATTATAACATTTATATCAAACTCAATATCATCTAAGAAGTCTTGAACAAATTTTACATACTTACTTGAACCTTTACCAACCATTGCAAGAACTTCATTTGTTCTTTCTAAAATATCATTTGATATTACTGCCCATCTTACTTCTGGTTTTTCTTTATCATAATAACCATCTAGTATTTTATTGTTTACCTCTATCTCAGCAACTTTCTCTGCATAATCTTTTACAACTTTTTGTAATTCTTCTGATGTTAGTTTAGTTGAAAGATATTCTTTCTTGCTAATCATTTTCTTTAGATAAGGTATAACCCATTTCTTATACATCTCACCAATAAAGATTCCCATCTCTTCAGTTCTTAATTCAAATATACTATTTGCTTCTTGATTTTGTAATGCTACTAATCTAAAAGGTGTATTTGCTGGCATGTTTGCACCTGTATTTGAATCTTGTGTACTAGTTGCATCATTAACTTGTTTATACCAACTATCAACTAACTGTTGAAACATTTCAATTGCTCCTGGTGTTACATTCAATCCTGTGAAAGGTTTACCTGGTGCATGATTCAAAACTGTTCCAGTTTCCATATTCTTAAATACATTCTTTCCTTTGTGTTGAGTATCAGCTGTTTGAATAAATACTTTTCCAGCAAAATCCATTGCATCTTTTTCTTTCTTCTTTGCATCATTAATCCAGATTTGTGCTTCAGTACCTGTTTCAACTATACCTGCTCCTAATGAACATCTTGGAATCTTTACATATGGTAAATACATAAATAAATTCTCTACTTCATCAGCTTGGAACAAAATACCTTTATATTCTCCACATCTAACTGTTATGTGAGTTTGTCTTGAATATTTATATTTATCATCTTCATTTATTTCACTATCTTCACTTTCAATATAATCTTTTGGAAAAGTTCCATGAGTTTCAAACACTTCAATAAACTCTGTCATTGTATCTCTGTTCTCAGCTTTCTCATTATTAGCTTGATTGAATCTTGATAATTCTTCTATAGCATTTTCTATACTACCTTCAAATTGTCCAAGTCCCCAACCATTTTCTTCTTTAGTCTTTAATAAATCAGCTGGAGTAAACTCTTTTCTTATTATTATTGCACCATTGATTATATCTGCTGGTTCTGTAACTGAGTTAACCCAATCAACAACTTCTATATTCAACATATCTTCATCTTCAATCTTTTTAACAAGCACACCTCCAAATCTTCCTCTTGTCTCAGTCATTTCATTTAATGTCAATGCGAAATTAGCTCTGTTCATCCAATCTCTATTTGCTAATGTCATTAAAAATTCTTTAGCGTAGTGAGTTGGTCTTGTTGCTTTAAACTCAATATTCTTTGTATCTATTTCCTCTGCTGTTCTTTGTTTGTTTAATAGTCTTGAAAATATTTCATGAAAAGGTTTTCTCTTTCCAAGTGAATCTTCTTGCCCATTTTCATAAATAGCATTTGGATATAAAACAGCACGTTTAATAACTTCATACTGATTTCTTTCAAATCCTTCAACAACAGTAATTGTTTTGTTTGGATAATCCCCTATTGCTTTTTCTATAAAGTCTTGTATTTTCATAATTTTATTCCTATATTATACCATGTAATTTAAAATCAGACTAAATGTTTTCATTCATCTCCATTTCAATAAATTCTTCTGTATCATTTATACTTGCTTCATTCTTCATTTGCCATGCAATACCTGCAGACATTAACAAGTCAAAGTGTCTTGTTTGTAAACCAGCTGTTACTATTTGCAAATCATTTTTAGTATATCCTTTCATTTCTGCAATCAATCTTTTATCTAATACTTTAATCTTTCCAGAGTTATAATCTCTTTGAAAATCCCATAACATTGGATTCTTTGTATTACTATTTGTATTCCAGCCAAGATTAGTTGAATAGTTTTCATTAGATGACCAAGCTTTAATTGGTGCATATATATTTGAGTATATCTTTTTCAATTCAATGATTGTAGCCTTTTGATTGTTCTCAGGTGCTATTATACAACCTCCATATACATTTGCCATACGTTTTAATTCATGGGCAAATACATCTGGTGGAATAGTATTACAAATATATGTTGCAACTGTATAACCAGTATAAAAATCAAATATAGTTGCTGTCTGTGCATCTCTTCCAATACCATCTGAAGTATCAGCCCCCATTCCATATACATGCGATGGGTCGAACTTTTTAAATATATGCCAATCACCTATTATTTCAATTGGTGGAATTCCTGTATCTCTTAACACATTAAAGAATCTATCACCACTTCTCTTTGGGTCACATAAATATTCTCCAGCCCAGTCAAGTGCATCTTGTTTTATTTGTTCAATCTTTGCTAGGTCATAAGCTTCTGGCCAAGTTGGTTGTTCATTAGCATCTAGTATTGGAATAATATCTGTTATAATATTCTTCTTATCCATAAACCATTGAACAGAACCACCATCAGAAATATAGTTAGCTGTTAGAATAAATGTTCCATCTGTTGACATACCTTGAATCGCCTCATCACATTTTGCAATGATTGAATCAGTAGTAACCTGAGATGATATACTATCTCTGTCTTCAATATCCTCAAACCATAACCAATCTGGTCTATAAGCGTCCTGAACGTGTCCACGTTGCGTTTGACCAACTGTTCCAGCTGTATATTTAACACTATCTTTAGTTGTGAATGATGCCATTGTTTCTTCTCTCTTCTTATCTCCTTCACGTTCGAATATGTCACCATAAACAGGAAAGGCTTCAACAATAAGATTATAAACGTCTGTTACTATCTGCTTTGAGTTCTTTAAATCCTTTGAGTTAACCTTTATATATTTTCTTTTATTCTTTCTAGTATCATTCAATATAACAAAAGCATCAAATAACTTTTTGACTGATGTCTTAGAACAACCTCTGAATCCAGTAACATTATAGTTTTGCATACCTAAATAAGATTTAGTATAATTCAATATCATCTTCTTATGAAAGTCTGCTGATTTAACTTTGAAGTATCTTGGATATAATGTTCTAGCAAATAATCCAAACTTAAAAGCAATCTTCTCTGGTGTGTCGTCCCCAAACTGGAAAACCGCCCTCTTTTCTTCGGCGGTTCCATTTAACAAAATATTCTTTATTATGTCTTTACTCGTTTCCATCGTAATAATATAATTCTTCTGTAAGTACAGCAAGTTGTTTTCTTAGAATAGAAACATTATTAGCTTGAACTTCTATATTCTTTCTACATTGTTCAACAAGGTTTTCTTCTGCACCTCTATCAACTGTATTAGTATATATAACATTCAATCTTAGTATATCAACTTCTTTCTCTACTAAAGTTTGTTTAATAGTTGCAATTGCTTTCTTTAACTCTTTCTTATATAATGATTTTTTAAATATATTCATATGTTTAATTATTATTTGTAATTACTTCATTTAATGCACTCTCTATCTCGTCCTTCTTATCTTGTGGAATAAGGTCCTTCCCATCTTTACCTGTTATTTCCTTCTTATCAATTATTCTACCTTTAAGCTTATTAAATTCTTTTATAGCATTTATAGCATCAGCATCTTTACCTTTGATTGCTATATCCATTAATCTAGCATCAATTACTTTATCTGTTGCCATCTCATTTAATAAATCTCTACATCTTTCTTGAATTTTAAAACTCTTTCTTAATCTTGAACCATATGAAGCACAGTTCTCATACATTATGCTATAACTTGAATCTTGTATCTTTTTATATTCCTTATCTCTTTTTATTTGTTCTATATCTAAATTTACTAATTCCCATTCAGCATATATTTGCATGTCTACTGTTCTTTGATATTGTGCGTCATTCTTTGGTTGGCTATCTAAATCAAATCCATAAGCATCAGCATATGATAGGGTAGCATTTCCATAGAAAGTTTCATTCTGTGTATAATTTCTACAAAACAATTCCTGTTTAGGTGTTAGTATTTCATTTATTGCGTCTTCATTATCCATATTATTTCTTTTTACTTTTTGTTTTTTTCTTACAAGCCATAAATTTATTTTATATTATTTTAGTTTCGACCTTATTTATATTGTTATATTATATCATATAATTCAAAATCAGACACTAAAAAAGGACCATAGATAGAAATCTGGTCCCTTCCTAGATGTTCCTAGGTCCTCCAAAAAATTATTATGTGACCGGAACTTATACCATATATTATATCACAATAATTAAAATTAGACGACAAAACTTAATCCAATTATTATTAATATAAATATCAATGATGCTGTGTTGAATCCTCTCATATAACATTGCTTTCTAAATCCATCAAGCTCTTTCTCTGTAAAGTTATATTTAATCATATTAGTTCAATAATGAATTAATAACATTTAACTTTGCTCTACTATCATTCTTCTTTGAACAATTATACCAATTATCTAATGCACCATCTTTAAATATTACATCTGCTGCAAGTTCTCCTGCTTTCTCTTCACTTAATGCAATATTAATTGCTTCTAAACCAGTAATATCTTTATTATAAAATTTCTTATAATAATATTGAACTGTTGAAACTTTAAACTGATATAATCCAAATGATGGAATCTGAACCTTCTTATTTTTTGGATTTGGGTCAAATGTAACTAAACCATCACTTTCTTTATATCCCTTACTCTCACAATTTTTTATATCCAAAACTAATTCACCCTTCAATTGATTTACTTTGGCTTTAAGATTATCTAATATAACTGTTTCCTTAACTGGTTGATAAATTATTTCACTATTTTTGTCACCTAAATAATAAGCAACTCCTAAAAAAACTAAAACTATTAAAACTATATATACTTTTTTCATAAATTATTGAGTCATTAAATAAGCAATTAATTGCTGTTTCTCTGACTTATCAAACTGGTCTTTCGACATTAATCTTGTAAATGCTTTTGAAACTATCGACTTTTTATAATTTCTTCCTTCTATACACTTATGGAGAATAATATAATCTCCATGGTTTGGACTCTTATTTCTTAACTTTGCAAACCGTTCAAGTATCTTTTTTAACATACTACTTAAATTCTATTACACTGTTAACTTTTTCGACCATTATACTTTCCTGATTTAACATTCTCTTCATCTCAATAACCATTTGATTTATGGCTAATGTATTTACACTTGTATCTTCAACACATATTTCAACCTTCATTGCATCTTCTGAAACTCCTTTCCAAAATCCTTTAACCTTGTAACAAGTAAATCCTTCATACCAAGCTGATACTAAATCAATTATATGCTTTTCTTCTAATTGCTTTGTATCATTATTTGAACCAATGTATAAATTGTATTTTATCATATATTTATTTTATTAATTATTAATCCATGTGATTATAACTATGCTTTTGTCCGACCTTTGTTTCTTCTAAGTGCATTGTTCTATACAATCCAACTGTTCCTTTATATCCTGATTCTGTTTTAATAACTTTATAATCTTTAAATTTTGATGGGTATTTCTCATAACCATCTATTATTTCAACAGGAGCATTCCAATCTGTTTCTGTTTTTTCTTTATCTGGATTTGCTGTCTCATAACCTTGATAACCTCCTCCATCTATTATTGTTGAACCAATTTCTCTTACAATAGCACCTTTTGCTGTTTCCTTTATTACCTTAAAGAAACTATTTAATGTCATACTATATCCCCAACTAACATGATATATCCTACCAATATTTGATTCCATAATATTCAGAGGTGTTTTATTTATAATGTTTAACTGCCTCTATTTAATATAATATCACGTATATTATTATATGCTAATAGCACAAAGTCAATATTATGTGTTGTAATATAATTAAGTATTTAAAAATATCCTTATTTTACAAGCCTTTAATTTAAACATTAAAAGGACCCTAAAAAAGAGTCCTTTAAAATAGTTACTAACATGCTCATTTTAATATAAGCAACTCAATTCCTTAAGTTCTGGATATATTTTAAAAGCATCTTTTCCTTTAGATTTACAGAATTTAATCCAGTTCTGTAAACATTCAGATGGAGTCCACGGAATCATTTGCGTGTCCATTCTATATATCACATCAAATTCTGCAATGTGACATTTGTAACAAGCATAAACTTTTACACCTCCCTTATACCAGTATTTTGGAAAAATGTGGTGTTTTGTTTTAATGTTAGAGTGAGTTGTTAATAAATTTTTTTCATACTCACAATCACAAATCGGGCATCTTTCTCCTTCAGTAAATTTACGCATCTTCTACCTCCAGTCTAAAAGTTCCAGGTTTATATTTTCTTGTTTCATTATAATTGATTTTGTCAACAATTTCTTGTTCTAAATCAATTTCTTCAATCTTCGCAACTGCAATTAAAAATATTGCAATATCTGCTAGTTCCTTCCCTAAAGCTTTATTGTCTCCAAGTGCTTCAAGTGCCTCTAACACTTCACCACCTAATAATTCTAACTCGTGTTTTGAATCATTTATTGGAAAGTGATTTTTAATCTTGTTTGCAAAAATACGTTCTGCTAATGCTTTAATATCCATACTATTAAGTTTTAAAGAACTAATACAGCAATATTGCTGATTCAGATGCCCCACAAAAGTTAAGACGATTATGTGACACCAAAATCAAAACTATTACATTAACTAACAACTTCCATCACAACTATTTCCACCACATGTTTCACATTTATCAGGTGAATATCCGCAACATTCATAAGCATTACCATCAACAGTTGGTTCACCACATGTTAGACATTTACCATTTATTTGTTCTTTTTTATATTCAGTTGAATCACAACACATATATTTTTTAAATTAATTATAATACTATATCCAAACCGGAAACTGCTTCTAATGGTGTATACTGTGAATTTAGATTATCATATATTTCTTGTACTAAATTCATATCCATATTACAAGCACGTTCATATGTATTTTTAGGAAGTTCCAACCTTATCTTTTTCTGTTGTTCTTGACGTATAGCAATCATTCCAGCTTGTTCATAATGTATATCGTAAATATGTGCATTACTAATTGAGTGAGTATATACTCCAGGTCTAACATTCAATCTCTGTGCTAGTATACATTGCAATAAAGCAAATCCAATTGTGTCAAACGGCAAACCAAGCATAACATCATTTGAACGAATTATATTATGTAGATTTAATCTTCCACCAATAATATTAACTGTAAATGTATAAGGACAAGGAACATTCTTTTTTGGTGTACCATTGAATCCATCATCATATGGGTCCCAAGTAACAACTACACCATGTCTTGAACTTGCATCATTCTCTAATAGTTTAATTAGTGAATCAATCTGGTCTTTACCAAACTTATGTCTCCAACGATAACCATAAGCTGCTGCAATTGTTCCATCTTCTTCAATAAACTTATCCCATATCTTTGTATACTTCTGAAGAAATTCATCTGGTCTATTTGAACCAAGCAAGAACCAAAGTTGTTCAGCAATAGGCGATTTAATTGGTTGCTTACGAAGTGCTAATAGTGGAAAACCATCTTTCTCTATATCAATCTGAAACGTAATACCGGGAAGTGCTTTTGTATAATGACCAGTTCTTTCATTTAATTCTTCTATGCCATTATACAGAATATCTTTGATTATTTTTTTGTATATTGTATCAAATTCATTCATGATAATTTATTTTTTAATTCTAAAGCTTGTTTATTAATTATTTTCATATCTAACAGTGTTTCCTTACTTCTAGCTTTTCCAATTTCACATTTATTTATAAATTTATTTGATGCAACTATTACAACATCACACAATGCTATTATTTCAAATTTTATTTCTTCATTCATAATTAAAATTCATTATTTTTATTTTTATAATAGTATTGTGTATTTTCACTAAAAGTAACTACTTCAAGATTTGATAAATTATTATTTGATTTGCATTCATCTTTATGATTTACAACAGGAAATTTATCAAATTCTTCTATAAACATCATAGCAACTAATCTATGAATAAAATGTTTTTGTCTTGAACCTTTTATATATAAATATACTTGCTTGTAACCTCTATCATGATTTTGTGGAATTAAAATTGATTCTTTTTTATTCTTTAAACTTTTAATTCTACCAAAATTACTAACTTCATAATCAGACCAACCTTTAATTTTTTTCCAAGTTTCTTCCATATTACTTTTTATAATCATTAATCCACACCCAACTAAATATATTCCAAACTAATTGTAATGCGTGGTCTTCATCTTTATCACCTCTTATCCATTGAATAAAATGTCTCCAAGCTGCTTTTTTAAAACTATATGAATCTTGTTTAGTTGCTAATCTCCAATTTTCTTCTGGATATTTTTCTGCACCTTTAGTATATACTTCAGCTAATCTAGTTAAAAGTTCGTGTGGAATCAAATCATATCTTAATTTGTGATTACCTTGGTCCTTTTTAAAACCGGATTTTGCTGTTTTTATATTATGTTCATTTATTAATTTAAAATTTGGCATATTATTTTCCAGTACTTCCAAAACCTCCATCACCTCTTATAGTTTCAGATAACTCATTAACTATTAATACATCATTATTACCTAACTTACAAACTATTATTTGACCTATTCTTTCACCTTTTTCAAAAGATATATCTTCACTTGAATTGTTTTGCAATACTATGGATATTTCACCTCTATAATCAGCATCAATTATATTTCCAACAGATGTTATTCCTTTCTTTCCTTGTGAACTTCTTTCAGACATTATTGCAACTTCATCTATTGGTATTTCTATTGCAATTCCAAGTGGTATTCTCAATGTTTTACCAGCCGGTATTATATTATAAATTGGTGCATGAACATCTATTCCAGCTGAATGTTCACTACCTTTTTTGGGAACACAAACTTCTTTATCCATTATTTTTATTTTCATATTAGTTTATTTTTTCTAAATTAGATTCATTAAATATATGTAGTAGACCATCTCCATTTTCTGCAACTATTCTAATATCACCTTTTGTTGTTTTAAAAACAGAAACTATTTCACAATCAAATCTATATCCTATTGGTTTAATTGCTTTATCACCAACTTCAAATTTTGGCTTAACTTCTGGTTTATAGTTTTCTCTTACCCATAAACATTGTTCACATAATGTTGGACTTCCAATCTTTTGTGAACAATCAAAACATTCTTTAAATCCTCGAGAATTATCTATTAATAATTTAATTTCATCATCTCTCATAAAATCATTATAATTATCACTAATTCTTCTTAAATAATTATAATTTCCTTCATAACTAACTACTTCACAAATATCACCGACTTTAAAACTATGATATTCATTAATGACTTTTACTTTTTGTCCAATTTTAAATTTATGTTCTTCCATAATTATTTGTTTAAATGTTTAATAACTTTATTCATAATTTCTTCTGTTAAACCAGTCAACCAACTAGTTTGAAAGAAATTTTCTTTTTGTTCTGGTAACATATCAGAATCATCATCTAATATTGCATAAGCCGTTATGCTTTCATTCATTATTTGACCTTCATAACCAGATATAATTGTTTTAGAATTCCATTTATTTAACCATGCTTGTATTTCACGTCCACGTTGACAATTAGCTGCACCACTTGGTCTTGAATCATCGTGCGGTTCATAACCTGTTGTATCTAATAAATCAACTATTCTGTCATTAATGTATTTTGTACTTTCTTTATGATGTCTCCAAGATGAAGATAATACAACCTTACAACCTGTATCTAATTGAATTTTACCAACCATAAATGCCATATATCTATCAATTGGAAAATGTGCATTTGGGTCTTTTATAAATGTTTCTTGACAATTACAAACACCATCTATATCTAAAAATAATACTTTCATATTAGTCTCTTCTACATTCACATAATGTATACTTTGTTACAAAAAATTCATCTGTTTCTTCGTCCCAATAACCATGTTCTAAATTTCCAGAATCTCCACACATACCACATTCTGGTTTTTCTTCAATATCAACATCATCACTTGTTTCAATTAACACTTCCATTTCTTTATCTACACTCATATAATTATTTTGAATATATTAAATCTTCTTTACTTCCAACTTCGACCATTGTTGAAATATTTAATGTTCCTTTTAATTTTCTATCTGTATTTTTTACCTTAATATAAGCAACACCAAATCTTAAATTCTTACCAATTAACGTTGCAATTCCTTCTATATCTATTATATAAACATTATATTTTTTCATAAATTTGAAGCGTTTATTAATAATATTTAATGCTTCATATAATAAGTATATCAAATTTTTAAAACATTGTACATACTTACATACCTAATTTTTTGTGTTGTGGTGATAATTCTCTTCTAACCATTTTTGTTCAAGAATTTCTTTATTTTCTTTATCATATCCTTCTGTTAACATTTGCCAATCTCTATTTCCATTTGAAATATCAAATGCAATATCTTCCCAAATTTCTAATGGTATTTTTTCAAATTGATTTGGGTACATTCTACGAACCATACCAACAAGAACTTTATATTTATTCTTGACTAGTACAGCTCGTGAATTTTCTTTTATTATAGTTTGTATTACTTCTTTTCTTTTCATAAATTAGAATGCACCATAATCAACCTGCAAACATGTCAAACCTAAACTTCTCCACATAGCAACAACTCTATCCCTATCATCAAATACAGCTGCAACATTATATTTATTTTTTATTTCATTTTCATAAATTTCACGTTTTATAATTGCATCATTTCTATCATCACCTGTTTTACGCATAAACAAACTTCTATATTTAATATTGTATTTTTTTAACCATTCAATAGTTTCATTTCTACAAGAATCTTCTCTACCTGACAATATTATAATATCACAGTTTAATCTTGATAATATTTTTTGTATAACAACTACATTTATATTTTCTACATCAGTTATAACTTTAGTATAATCATAAGGTGAACGTCCATTCATTTTTGCAAGAGTTCCATCAATATCAAATATATAACAGTTTTGTTTATCATCTGAATATTTTGGTGGTTCTGGCTTTAAATATTGGTTATACATTTTCATTATTACTTTTGAACCAACTGATTTTTCACCACGTTTAGAATCTCTTTCAATACATTCCATTAATGGAACATCAAAGAATTTAACTTCAAATTCTGCATTTTGCAATTTAGCAAAAGACCTCCAATATTCTTCATATGCAAAATTAGTATCATCAATAACAACATTAAAACCATTTCTTAAATAGAAAGATACAATATCCTCTTCTATTATTTTAATTTGTTTTTCGTTTGATTTACTCCATACATCATCATCTATCATTTTTCTAAGGTCATCTTTGTTAACACGCTTCCAACCTATTAAACTTTTTGCGTATGTAGATTTTCCACAACCAGGCAAACCTTGTAACATTAATAATTTTGGTTTATTCATAATTATTCTAATTTACCTTTTAATGATTCACAAAGCTTAAACATATAATCTTCATAATAACTTGGAAAAGGTTGCTTCTGACCTGATTTCAATTCCCAAATTTTATATATTATAGCCTTCAATCTCTGACTAGGAGACTTTTCACCTTTCATTTCTGGAACGACATCAGGAACTTCAAGAGATTCTATTTCAGTTTCAGCCAACCCAATCCATAACTGCTTTCCCATAAGAGAAAGCAGATATGATGAGTCTTCTGAACCTAATTCTTGAGTTCCAAGTTTCAAAGATAATGTTCTGTCTTTTTTAGCCATTATATTATCTATTTGTGCTGAAAATTGGATTTTAATCATATTAAATAATTTTACTTAATATAAGATTTACGTGTTTCTCCGCAATCTTTACTTCAGCATCTTTATGTAGTTCTAAAAGGTTTTTTAAATCCATTTCTAAATTATGTAATAAAACTATTCTATTACTTTTATAATTAGATTTAATACGTGCTAATTCTTCGTCATGTGCTTTTTGTGCTTCCTTTATCTTATTAGCAATAACTTTCATTACTTTACTCTTAATTGATGTTTTAAATAACATATTATTTATTATTACCTTCTAATATTTCTATTGCTTGACCAGCAGCAACAGCAAAATATCCACCTGATTTAGAATTATCTTCAATTTCTTTTTTAATAAATACTACATCTTCAGCTTTTAATTCAACAGATGCTTCAGTTGCAAATTTCTTTCCTAATGTATAACCCAATGTTGGATTACTTACTTTTCCACCAAGAATATTAGAAACCATTATTCCAAGAGTTAGTTCTTTACCATTTTCCATAAATGCTTCTCCATTAAATCTTTTTATTAGTTGTTTTGTGTCAATTTTAATCATATTATCTTGTTATTAAATATTTTTTATACCATTCAGGCAATCCGACAACTGCCTTTCTTAATAGTTCATTACCATATTCTTTCCATAGAAACTCTTTAATAATTTCTTTTTCTTCAGATGTTATATCATCTTTGACTTCATTTAAGAGTATACCAATATCTTTTGGAGAATTATCTAATAAACCTTTATCAGACAGATGTTGAACAGCTTTTTGCCATCTTGCTTCTGTCTTGTAACCTTCCATAAACAAACCCCATTTACTTTTACTTTCATTTTCACCTTTCCAAGTTGAACGATGAACTTCTTTAAAACCTTCTGAAACATATTTACCAGACATTAATGGTATAGGTTGTCCACCTAATAAGAATGGTTGTTCATAGTTTTTAACTACAAATCCTTCTATTTTTGCTTTACCTAATACACTTTCACGGTCTAATAATTGGTCAAAAAATTCTATATTTTTAAGTTCAATCTTACCTTCATATAGCAATGGAACAACTTCTATATCTAATAACTCACCAAATTTCAATAAGTCTTCATATTTAGATACAAATTTATCAGTATTATCACATACTCCAAATAATATTAAATTATTTTTTGGAACTCTTTCATAAGTTAAAGCATTATGCTTAGGTTTATTTAGATATTCACAATAAAAAATTGTATTATCTGGAATTTTATCTGCAATAGAATGAACATAATCAACACCTATTTTAAACATTGCATTCTGTTCTCCATCAAAAATCATAGCCCCTTTACTTCTGGTAACTAGATTTCCATCTAGTTTACCAAAAGAAAATTGTGAACCATCAACTTTTTCTGTAATTTGAACATCATTGTCTGCTATGTGTTGAACATAATCAGTACCTAAAGCAAATATTTTTGGAAATGCTTTAATATTCATAATTAGAAAGGAATATCATCAGTATTAATATCTTCGTTTGGGTATTCTATTGTATCAGGAAAGTCTACTGCTTTTGCAACTGGCTTTGCTACTGGTGCAGCAACTCCTTCTTTTGGTTTTCTTGCAAATACATTTGCTTTCAAACCAATTGCTGGAATTTCTACTATTCTTGAAGTTTTACCTTCTTTTGTAAACACTGTCATTGTTCCTACGTTTGCCCAGAATGTTTTTTCAACACCTTGTGACATATATTTTTGTGGAACACATAAATCAAATTTTTCCATATTAATCTCTTGATATTGCTAATAATACAACGACTATTAAAACTAAAACTACTATACCAAAACTAATCCATATTGGAGATAACACCCAAAACCAAGTCCAAGCAATAACATTTGTCAATTTTAGAATTATAAATGTTATTGTTAATAAAGATAAAAATCCTGTTTCCATATTATTGTTTTACTATTACTTTATAACCAAGTTTCTTTGAGATTTCATCGACTGTCATCTCTTTTGGTTTAATAACTTTTGTAAATCTTTTTAGATTTGACAATTCATTATCAACCAAAGCACCAACTTTACCACTACTTGTATCAAAAACTAAATAAGCATATTGTTTAAATTTCTTATTTAATGATACTTTTACTATTTCAACTTCAATTTGTACTCCACCTGCTCTAGTAATAAATTTATCACCTACTTTAAATTTTGGTTTTATAAATAATTCTATACTTGAATCATTACCAACAAAATAACCATTACTTGATATATAATTGTCATACTTAATTTTATACATACCATTAATATAACCAATTATATTTCCACAACTTCCAATTTTAGCAACATGATTTGTATTGCTTAATTCCATATTTTTTACTTTAATAATTCTGTCTCCAATCTTAAGTTTTAATAATTTATCAGTTAAAACTAAATCTGATTCAAGAAACCAATCACCATTAATATGAACTTCACCATTTTCAAATACATCTGTTATTACATGAATTAATGTATTATTACTTCTATTTTTAAACCAATCTTCAAAATTTCCACCTATACTTTTATGTAATACTTTTACTGTATCACCCACTTTAAATTTTTTCATTTTATAAATTAATTTTATTTTTAATTTCTAATATTTTAGCTTCACCGACCTTAAAGCCTTCTAATAATGCTTCATGTTTTTCTTTATCTGGATATATTCTAAATACTACATATGACCTAGAAAAATTTGGATTGTAAATCATTAAATCCCACCATTTTCTTCCTGTAATAAGTAGATTCATCTGAACTTGCCAGATATAACCACTATCAATTGCTTTTTCTCCATCTAATAAATATTCAAAGAATGTTTTATCATCTGGACTCTTAATTTCTAAACCACCATCTTCATCAATCAAACCATCTGGACTACAACCAACAAATTTACTCCATTCTATAAAACCAACTTCATTAACAGTTAAACCTGTTTCTAATTCATATACAGAACGAGCTATTGGTTCTAATTCATTTCCACGTTGCGTATCTTTATTTGACCAGTGTTCTTTGTTAGATGATAACGATTCCATCACAACCTTTTTACAATAAGTATCTAATCCTTTTCCTATATTACCAATTGCTGTTGCATGTGATGCTGTTAACTTCCATTTTCTAATTTCAAACCATTCTTCTGTTCCTTGGTCAAAATTATATATTATATACTTTGACATTATTTCTTATTTGTTTCTTTAAGTTCTTTCGACTTATTAGTAATATAAGCATCTAATTCTTTTCCAAGACCTTTGTGTTTTGTATAAAATTCTCTTAACTCTTCAATAGTTTTAATATCATCTACTTGTGCCATTAAATCATCAACCATTTCTTCTTTCTTTGTTTTTTGATAATCTTGAAATTCTTCCATTTCTTCAGAAGTTGCAATATCACCATCAGCACAATATCCCAACATAGCTAATGCTCTACCAACTGATATACTTTCTACTTTCTCAAAAGCTTTAACACCTTTATTAGTTCCTTGTGCATTTGCTGTTGCACGAGCACTACTTGGATTTGCTAAATCTTTTATAACTGTAGAAGTAAATATAACAGTATCTCCCATAAACTGAAATTTAGATTCAATTGAACCACTTGGACAATCTTCTCTAAATTGTTTTATACGTTCAGCAACCTTTGCATAATCAGCTGCACCTACTTTTATTGTTTTTACTTTCATATATTATTACATTTTTTACAATAACGACCATTAATTTTAATTTGTTCAAATAGATTTTCAAATGTTAATTCTTGAACTAATCTATTATCACATCTTACACAATAATTCATTTCTTTAAAATTGTGTTTTAAATACTCTACATAATGAAAACAATTTTCACATAAATCATTAGAATGTTTTTTGGAATATATTTCACTTTCAACTAAAAACTCTTTAATTAATCTTTTGCTTTGATAATGTCTTTTAACTTTCTCTTTATCATTTTCATTATCTACATAAATATAATAAGTATTAATTTTTTCTATATCATTTTTCAAAATACATTCACAAAATTTACACTCTGTTCTTTTCATTTCTTGACAATTATTACAAATTGAATTCTTTTCTATATTTTCCATATGTCTGCATTGCATACATTGATTTAAAGTTTTAAATTCAT